CCGAAAGGGCTGAGGGTGGCGGGCTCTTTTTTTGTCTAGATTTCCACAATCCCGCTCCGGTCGCTTCGGCACCGGGGCCTATTTTTTTGACCAAATTTCACCAGGGCGGCTCGCCCATCGATTATTCCGGTACGGATGCAGCGTTGTGCCGGTCGATTGGATGGACGCATGGGCGGGGCTGTTTGTGGCCTTCTGGCGGTTAGTCACTTTTCGGGCGGACTGATATTCGTCAATGGGTTAGCTATCGCGGTTTTGCATGGGTGAGGCGATCTAACCGACTGATTTTGTTGCGACCGTACTAACCGGCATCTTAATTTTTCGGAGATGAGTAGGATTGATATTGCTACATTTTTTGATACGAATTGCCTAATTCTGGGATCGGTTCGGCAGTCTTAAGTTCGCCTTTTTCCCCGGAACGCGTCCTGAGCGAGCCGTCTTTGATCTGCGGCAGCGGTATATCGCTCGATCTCGCGAAGGGTCTTGTGGCCGGATACCGCTGCGATCTGCTTTTCGGTGCGGCCGTCCTCGGCTAGTCTCCGCATCGCCGCCTTCCTCAGTCCGTGGGGAACACATTTAGCCGGGAGGTCCGCTGCGTCGATGGCTGACGCCATGAACTCGGATAGGCTGCGGGCCGTCAACGGCCGACCGTCCTCTCGACCGATCAATGTCATGCCCTTTGCCGGGTAGGCGCGCATCGCCAGCTCGAGCTCCGGCACCACGGGCAGATAAAGTTCCGCGCCCGTCTTTTCCTGGAGGACATGCAGCTCGCCAGCAATGATATCGGATCGCTTCATTTTGGCGACGTCGCCCACACGTTGAGCGGTGTAGAGCAGTAGCGCGTAGGCAAGCCGCTGCCGGGTTCCGAGCGGCCATCGCTGCTCGAAGGACCGCAGCTCGCCCTCCGTCCAGGTATGATGGGTTCCGGTCTTGAAAGGATCGATTCCGATAAAGGGGTTGTCCTGTCGCCGCTTGGCCTTGATGGCATATTTCATCAAGTTTTGCATGACCGCCTTGGTCAGGTTTGCCATCGACGGTCTGTCCTCGCCGATTTTGGCAATCACCTTCGCTGCTTCTAGATGGGTGATCTGCGCGGTGCGGTGACCGTGTGCGCGAGCTAGCGGTTCCAAGACTCGGCGGTACGTCTTGCGACTGGATGGTTTGAGGTCGCGGAATTGGCGCGAGCCATAGAACTCCGTGATCAGCGCGCCGAGGCTTCCTTCTGGTTTGGCGAGCGATGCAGCCGGAAGTGGCTCTGCCGCGCCACTGAGGTAGCCATGATAGGCTGCCATGAACTCTGGCGAGCCGACGTCGCCGGGGAGTGGTCCGCGCGTCACGCCACGGCGAAAGTATCGCCGCAGCTTGCCGTGACGGTCTAGATACTCGTTGACGTACTTGAGTTTTAAGATGGCCACAGATCCACTCATCAGGCATCGTCCCACGATGCGAGGGTGATCTTCGGGCTGTCCATAGCGGGAAGCGAGTTTTCCCCGCTGTCTACCACGATTGATCCATCAGGCTTGACAGTGATGCTACGAACGCGCAGCCCCGCACTTTCCGCTGCCTTGACGGCGCGGCGGACCTGAGCCTGTGTGAAGGAAGGTGGCCGACCCATCTAGCCGCCCCTCAATCCCGGCATCCCGTTATGCTCAACTCCGTCGAGAAGGCGACCGTTCTTGCCCTTCGGTCGATGGAACATCATCCGCGGCCGCTGCATCTCGTTTCGACCAAAGCAATATCCTTGGTGCACCGGATGGTCCGCGAAGATCTCGCCGCATGACGCCCAGTAAGCGTCTGGCTCTCCTTGATCGGACTGCGGGGCGAATGAACCCCATTGTTTGAAAAAATAGGGAACGCCTGCCGCTTTACACCAATCGCGGATACTGCAGGCCCAGTCGGGATGCATCGGTCGCGCGCCGGGACCGCTCTCACCGCCGACTATCACCCAGTCAAGTTTCGCTGTCGGTTCGTTGTGGTAGCCTTCCGGGCTGTCCTCTGGAACGCAGCGCTGGCCGCGTAGCGCATCGCTCGGCATTGGCGTGTGCAGGTTCAAGGCATGGAAGGCGATGTGACCAAGCAACGGCTCGGCGCTGACGAACCGGACCGCCGCCGGCGTCTGGAGGAGCAGCGGAATCCGCTCGTCGGCTTCCTGCTGGCGCTCGGTCGAGACGCCGAGCCAGCAATTCGGCAAGGGCCATCGCGGAAGCGGGTTGGCCCAGACGTCGCCAGATTCGATCATGCTGATTAGGGAACGAGATACACCATACCGATCAGCAATGCTTTGTTGAGTTTCAGCGCCGACCTTTCGGAGCGAGCGGATCTCCGTGACCTGCTCTAGCGTAAGTTTCTGCGGGCCGCCGATCGCTCCATGTCGGACTTTGTCGTTCTGATTTTCAGATCGCGTGCCCCATATCAGGTTAGCGAGACGATTGTCCTCTCGAGCGCCGTTGCGATGGCGCGCTTCGTGGCCTTCTGGCGGCAACCCTCTGTGAGCCATCAGAACCAGTGCGTGCACGAACCACGTCCGCGACTCTCCCTTGTTCCAGAGAGTTACCTGCTCGCGGCCGAACTTTTCGTTCATCCCGGTCGAAAGGGCACCCTTCGCTGATCTGACATTACCGTGCGACGAAGCCTCATATCCTTCGTAACCTGGTATTGTCGCCCATCGTTCAACCGGATCGTGATCTCGGTCGACCTCTATGGCATCAATGGTCTTGGCAATTCTGTTGGGTAGATCAGGCGCGGTCATAAATGACTGCATCCTGGCTGCACGTTTTGTGAGACATTGGAACGTATGCTGCGGTGACAGCGCCATGACGGCGAAGACCTTGTCGATCCATTCGTCGGGGCAGTCTTCGTGGAAAAGATCGCCCATCGAATTGACGAAGTAGGTGGTCGGCGCGCGGCGCGAGAGCGGCTTCAGGAACAGCTTGTCGGGCGCCAGCGCCAGCTTGCCGGTCCAGACCGAGCTTCCCTTCACGCTCTTCGTGGTCCCGTCATAGTGGTTGACATATTTCGAGTTGCTGCCGCCCGTGCGGTTCATCTTCTGAATCCGCGCGGCCATCTTCATGGCGTAGCAATTGGTGCATCCGGGCGAGACGATGCTACAGCCGACGATCGGATTCCAAGTCGCATCCGTCCATTCGATGTTCGATTTCCCGGCCATTATCCCCTCACCTTCCCGTCCCAACAATTAAAACAAATCTGCGCCTCGAACCTGTCCATCTCCGGACGGTACGCATCGCAGCCGCAGCGCAGGCAGTTGAAGCGTCGCGGCTGGCGCGGGTATGTCGAGGGCTCCCTCATTTGCCACCCTCACGATCCCACGCCGGGACCGAAACGGCCTTTTTCAAAAACGCTTTCATTTCATCGTCGTGGTAGTATTGGACGCACGGACATTGGACTGAGCTGCACCAAGTTTCCCCGGCGCGATCCTCGCAGATCATGAGATCGCCTTTCCCGTGACAGTCGGGGCAATCAGGATCTATGATTTCTCTGAAGATCATTTGCCGCCCTCACTTTCCCGACGACAAAGCGATGGCCAATTGCTCGCGCAAATCAGCTATAACCTTTGTTTGCTCCATGACGGTTGCGGCATCGAAGTTGCCGCAATCGCACTTCGGGCAGATCGGGGGCCCACCACATGAAAGATTATAGTTGGTATCGCCGCAGACCACGCAGGGGCCGGATTGTCTTGGGTGCATTATGAATGCGCCGATCATGACTTGTTTTCCTGCGCCGTGACCACAGGCCACATATGTTCAACAGCCTTGGCGCGCGTCCAGCCATAGTGCTCGATGACGCTCTCAGCATCCTGCTTGCGGGCGAAATGAACCGCTTTATCGTGATCCATGGTCCAATCATCATCGTGCTCAAAATGGAAATAGACCGGACTAGAGGTCGCGCTGTCGTTGATCTCGATTAACCAGGCCGAATAGTCGATCACTTGGGCAGGAACAGCATAGAGCGGAATCACGCATCCATCATTTTCGTTTGCCTTGGCCGTCGCTTTAGCAAGGCCTTCGAAAAGTTCTGTACGGGACGTATTTAGGCTTACCCAACATACTCGCCAAGCTACCGGCTTCGCCGTCCCCTCGGAACGTGGCTGCGAGGCGAGGGCGGCGGCCATACCGGCGATGACGTGGGCGCTCTGCTCGATCCGCTTGCGAGCCTCGTCGATCTGGCCCTGCAAGACGCAGATTGGGTCGACCTTCGGTTCGTCCTCGATGGCGCCGGGCATGAGGTCCCGCTCCCCCGTTGCTACTGCGGAGAGAAGGGCGAGGATGGCGTCGGCGGCCTTTTGATGCCCCACGATGTCTGGATGGCCGTCCGAAGCGTACAACCAATCCAACTCAATGTGCTTGTGGAGAAGATCGAGGATAGAATCCGCTGTCATGGCTTCCCCGTTCCCACTGAAGGACCGATCAGTCATCAATAAGCTCCGAAATTGCAGTGCGGAAAGGCCGTTGAGAAGCCGCCACAGAAATTGTAAAATTGGATCAATATGAAAACACCCCACGCTAAGGCCGCAGTCATCGCGAGCAAAATCGCGGCGGTGAGGGTGCGGGTCATGGCTCAATCTCCGTATTCATATTCGGGATAATAGGTGTGATCCTCGCTGCAAATCTCTTGGTAGATGTCGTCGTCATTTGCGATGATGTCGCGGACCCAATCCGGCGCGGGAAAGTAGTTTTCAGCCTTCGCGGTTTTCGGGTCGGTGTCGGTCGTATTGAGTTCTATCGTCACGAACTCAACTTCGGCGGGGTCCGCGGGATGGCCTTCGTAACTGAGCGAGCCATAGTGCGCGGGGCTTCCGGCGCTGAACGTGTATTCGGCGAACAAAAGAACCTTCTTGCTGCCGATCTGAAATTCAGTTTCATAGAAGTGCGTTGCGGCCATCTCACCCTCCAATCATTTTCCAAGCTCTAACAATCCTGACGCCGACGCATTCCCATGCAACCATCGCGACGAACATCGGCAGCAGGATAAAAAACATCAGCACCAAATTCAGCCATGCCGGAATCGGCTTGGACGGGCGATAGGGCGTCGATGGCTTGCGAGTTTCGGCGGCGTAAAACGGTCCCATCTCATCCTCCAATGCTTGCAGCCCAAGGCTGATAAAGAGAAATTGCCTTCATCACGCGCCTTCTTCGTTGTCGAGGTCATCTTCCTCGCGGCCGCTGAAGCTGGCGTCATCGTGTTGGAATCGATCTTCGCTGTGATCGCGGAACGGAATCGCCGGCGTGTATTCGCGCTCGGCGTACTTCATCACCGTGCGCTCGTCGGTCGGCGTGAATGAGAAGATGGACGATCCGCCGTAGAAGTGGCTTGACCATGTGACGTCTTCCTTGCCGGGACCTAGCTTTGGTACGTCGATCCTGCAGAGTTTGGTACCGAACTTCTCGACCTCGATGGTGCGGCCGACGTGCTTGCGGTGTCCGTAGATTTCGACGATGGCCCAAATCCATCCGTCGTCGATCTGCTCTGCCGGTTGTTCTGCTGTTGCGGTGTTGTTCATAGGTGGTCGTCCTCTTCAAAATCATCATCGATCCAACCGTCATCGCAATCGGCGGCCTCTTCCTCAAGTCTCTCGTTTTCCTTTTTCACGCAGCCACCGCACACCCGATAAACGCGCCCCGTCATCCCTTCCTCGAAGTCGCGGCGGTCGCGAAGATCATCGGCCGGGTTCTTGCACCACTCGCAAACTCCTTTGCGATACTCGGCGGCTTCCGGCGATTTTAGGTATGAGCGATGCTCGTCGAGACATTCCTGGCACATGTCGTTCAGCTCGCAGCCGAAGGAATCCGTCTCTCCCTGGATGCGCGCGACGGCCTTGCGGCGCGGATGCCGGTCGCACTTTGCACCGTCTGGCACAGCGTGGCTGGCACCAGGTAGCGTTGAGATTGGTCCGGTGACGTCGGCCATCACGCATTGCCCTCTGCCGGCATGTTGCGAACCTCAAAATCGACAATGAAGCCGCGAAGCTCCTTGTCGATCAGGTTCATGCGATCAAGATCGTCGTCAGTCGGTTCAGCACCAGGATCGAGAATCGTCATGATGCTTGTGAAAAGATGCTGCGCGCCGGCAAAGAATGCATTGCGCATTTCAGAGAGTTGGATCGGCGGAGCGTCGAGCGGGATCGCCGCGAGCCGCAGTCCGATCCAGCCGGCCTCGATCAGCTTTCCTGCATCGGTGAGGCGTCGTAACTCGCGTTCCAGAAATGCCTTGTCGGCCATGGCTACCTCGCCTTCTTCTTCGCGGCCTTAGCCTTCGCGACCGGCTTGGCAGCCTTCGGTCCATCATATTTGGACGTCCGCATTTCCGGCGGCAGATACCCGGCCTTGCCGCCAGCGTTGGACTTCTTGACGAGATCGGTCGCCAGCTTTGCCAGCTCGGATTTCTTTTCCTTGCCGGTGATCGGCTGCTTCGGATCGCAGAGCGCGATGGCTTCCTTGCAGGCTTGTGCCGTGACGCCGGCGAAATAGTCCGCTGCATCGAAGCTGGCGCGGAGTTCGGCGTTCAGCTTCTTCGCATCGAGGGCTTCGAGCAGCGCGCGATCCTCGTCGCGATCTTCGGCAAGCGGCAGCATGTGCTGCACGCTACCGCCGAGGTCGAGCGCGGATGCCGCCAGACCGGCGAGAATGCGGATGAGCTGGTCAACCGGCTTCTTGCGGAACATAGCAAGCTGTTCGGCAAACTCGCTGTCGTCCTCGCCGCGGTTGTGTTGGATGCAGACCGGACCATCTTCCGATGTCAGTGCGGCCGCAATAGCTGCCAAGCCGAGATTTGAGTCGAGCGCCAGGACAGACTCGGCCGCCGTGGTGATCTGCGCCGATATCCTACCGGCCAGCGCGGCAGAGATCATTGGCGCGGCAGCTTCACCTTTGGCGACAGCCTTCTTCTTCTCCGTCGCCTTCTTCTCGGAAGGCTTCTGCACGCCGTACTTTATCTCGATCTCGCCGTTGTGCTGCTGCCCGACGATGACACCATACTTCTCGCGGTCTCCGGCTGTGATCTGGCCTTTCGGCAGGCTGGCCCACCATCGCGCACCGTCAGGCAGGTCGCTGCCGTCAGAAACCCACTTCCAGCCCTCGCCTTTCAGCCGCTCAATGGTGGTCGCGATCTTTTCGTCGGCGAGCTTTTTGAGCAGCTTGAGATCGGTTGCGACCAGTTCCGGATTATTCTCATGCGTGAACAGATCCTCGGTGGTCGCTCCGCCAGCCGTCTTGTAGGCCTCGATGCCGACCAAGCGCAGCAGCCCGGCAGTCTGGTGAGACTCGCCCAGTATCTCGCCTCGGATTTCATGACAGCTGGTGTGCTTGCCGACCTTCTTGAGAATCGCCACCTGCCGTTTCAGATCGGTTTCCAGCGTGAACGCGCCGGCCTCATCCTCGTCGAGATCACCCTTGCGCCAGGCGGCACGGACCTCCGGAGCAAGCCGCCCCAGCGCCAGCGATTGCTTCACGGACTTCGCCGATAGTCCGTAATCCTTCGCAATCGCCTCAGGCGTCTTGCCGGCATCGACCAGCTTTGCGAAGGCCTCGAACTCATCGACGGGATGCATCGCGGTGCGGATGTAGTTTGTGGTCAGCGACGTGTCGGCAGCAGCGGCCTCGTCATCCTCTCGCAAGATGCATGGCACCGGCGCGGCCTTGTCGTAATCGCCGTCGCGGGCCAGGATGTGCAGGGCCTGTAGCCGCATGCCGCCATCGGTGACGAGATAGCCCGCTCCGTTCTTGCGGACGGTCAGCGGCACCAGCAATCCCTTTTCGCGGATGCTGGCGAGTAGGCCTTCGTCCGGGGCCTTATCGGTCTGGCGGACGTTGGAGGGGTCGATCTTGAGGTCGGAAAGTTTGGCTTCGATGATTTGCATTATATTCTCCGCATTTGGCTGGTATTTTTCGTTTGCTTGACGGCCGCATCGGCCATGATTGCCGTGACGCAGGCTTTCATCTTTGAGACGGAAACGGCGTTGCCGATCTGCTTAACCTTCTCGGTCTTCGTGCCCGCAAACTCATAGGCAGCCTCGTCACTATCGAACCCCATCGCAGCGGCGAGCTCGTGCGGCTCAAGCATCCGGAATAGAATGTCGTATTGCGGAGTTGCTTCGATCAGATTGATGTGACCGGTGGCGCATATTGCCGGCGTTGGATCATCGATGCCGTGCACGCGCGGGGCCTGGCATTCGCGCTCGCCGAACTGTGCCGCGATGAAAGCTAGTTCGCCGCGGTGCGCCGTCGTCAACGTGGGTAACGGATCGGTCTCAACATCTCTGGCGCGCTGGCTACCGTCGTCGTGGGTGACTGGAACCACCATGCCGAACCGGCCCTTCGAGGTGACGGTAGGCAAGGGATTTTCGACGCTCTGGCATGTCTCGCCGGAACCTGAACCGTAGTAGGGCGAGATCAGGCAGTGGCTATGTTTTGCCACCTGCGTTGGGGTCGGTTCTTCGACCGATCGTGGCGCACCCTCGCCATGGCGGGAGAGCACGAACGGCTCGATCAGATAGCCGGCACCGCGACAGTTTGCCGTGGGTGTCGGATCCTCGACAGAATGCGACCGCGTCTCGCCGTACCCATCACCATGACGGTTGAGAATGAAAGGCTCGACTAACATCGGCCGCGCGCAGCCGTTGTGATCCCGTGACCCGGCCCCTCCGGTCGTGATGGTTGGAAGCGGCTCATTGGTTATGCGTGGTGAGCCTGTGCTTCCGGGCGCCATCACGAACGGTTCGGCCATGTAAATATGAGCAGCGTGCGAGGTTTGCGTAGGTAGCGGAACATCGATGCTGTCGGCCTTGATCTCGGCGACGAGCTCGGCGTCGTCTTTCTCGATCATGGTGTCCCAGTGGTCGGTCATCATGTGCCACCAAAGCGGACGAGCGGACATACTCTCTGCTTGATGCTCTTGAGATATTGCCAAAGCAAAGAGAAGAAGCCGACCTTGCTGATGCCAATGATTGCAAAAACTAAGCATCCCGCTAGAAGCGCCACACCCAAAACGAATGCCTCTGGAAAGAAGTACGTTGCCACATCAACGAGCGGGCCGGCGTCGGAATGCGATCTCATAAACCCATTATGGAGCCCTACGTGAACAGCGCAGATTACAAGGATGGCAAAGCTAGCTATTGCCACGCTGAAGAGAGGCACCCAGAGGATCGACCAAAATATGTGGCAGAGCGTCGTTCCCTGCTCGATGTAGTGTGCGCCGTTCCTGCTGCGCTCTATATTTTTGCCATCCTCCTTGACAGTGTACCAAGCCGTAGTCATGGGGAGGTGATCGCACGACCACACGAAATATCGAGCGAGCACCCCACCGGATTCCAAGCTGATCATTTTAATTTTCCTTTGCTGTTCATGCGCCTACGCGCCGCTTCTGCTCAAGCCAGTGCTTGGCGGTGAACTTGGTGTCGACGTCCATGTCGGATTTGTTGACGAGCCAGGACAGGTAATCGCCGGGCAGCTCCGACCATGCTTGGCCGCGATGCTTGCCGAAGGTCACGCGGGGCAACAGTGACGGTGCCGAGCTCCACGCGATCATGTCCTCGACGGTGACGAGCTTCAGCGCTTCCATCAGGATGAAGCCGGTTACGTAAGCGTCCGGACTCGCGCGGTGCGGCGGCATCGCCAACGCTTCGTCCAGTTCGACTTTCAGGAAGTACCGCAAGCATTGATTGGTGTGGCTTGGGCATTCGGGCCAGAGACGGCGCGCGACTTTTAGTGTGCAGATCCAGGGGGTTTCACCGCCGGTGAAGAACTCCATTTCGAATCGCGCATTATGGGCGACGAACGCGGTCGGGAAACCATCCATCAATTTGCGGAAGCCAACTTCGATTGGAGGTGCGCCAACAAGATCGGCGTCGGAAATATGGTGAATTGCCCTCGCTTCCGGCGGCATCGGTCGGCGCGGATTTACCAACATGCCTTCCGGCTCGCCTATCTGCCACTGCATCAGACCGGTGGTGGGATCGGCATCGCGGCCAACAACGTCACAAAACCCTACCTCGCAGACGCGGGCGTCTGGCGGCATTCCATCAGTCTCGAAATCGATGACTCTCAGCCGCATCAGACATGTCTCCATGTTCGTCCGTCGTGAATGGCTTGCACCGTTGTTTTCCCGATGCCGTACAGAACGGCGAGTCTGGCCTGAGAGAGATTTCCTTTTTTTCGCTTTATCGCGGCAGCAGATTCGGCGGTGAGCCTCGTCATGTGGTTTTTCAGGCCCAGCAGTTTTGTGCCGTGCCGTTCTTGGTCCGCTAGATTTGCGATGTGAGTGTCCCAACGAAGGTTGGTGAGGCGATTGTTGCTCGGCCTACCGTCGCCGTGACAACCTTCTAGGCCGTCGGGGGCTAGCGAAACGAATGCCTCCAAGACTAGAGTGTGGACTCTCGCCGTTCGCTTCCGGCCTAACTGAACGTGGAGATGTCCACTCTTTTGCCTTCCGGGCCTTAAAACTCGGCCTCGGCATCTTTGCTTAACTGTGTGGACGCCACCGCGACCGTCTCTCTTCATATAAGAGATAACCCGATCCACACTCCGAACGCGCCCAAGGTCCGAGACCTCATACTGCCCCTCAAATCCGACAACCGGTTTCCAGTTCTCGACCATCAGACAATCTCCGGTGCTGGATATTTCTTCACAAGCGTATCGAGGCCGAGCTGGTATTCCGCCGGCTCAAGCTTGCGCTCGGTGGTCGCGACAATCGGCAAGTCATGACAACCGACGCGCGGCTCGAAGATGATCTGCGGAAACGGAACGCCGTTGCGGGAAACGTAACAGAAGGTGCGGGGACGGTTCATACGATCGACTCCATGGGAATGCCGAAGGCGCCACAATAACCGCGCCTCTCGCCGTCGAGCTTCGCGCCGCGGTAGGCTTCCCAGCGCCAGGCCATGCAGGCAGAGGCCATGCAGAAGCAATCCACGTCGGGTGAGTTGCCGCAGCGGTTGACGGCAACTCGATATTCGCTGTGGTTATCTCCGGCGCGGGCGTGCGGGCACCACTTGGTCTTCGCCTGATCTTCAGTCAGCATCACGCCTTCCTCCGATAAAAGTAGACTGTGCCGCGTGGACCTTGCGCGCTGGTACGCTCGATCATCCCGGCCTCAGCCAGCATCCTGACGCAGTAGCGGATGGCGCTGTCGTCGCTTGGCCGATGCAGCTTCTCCGCGATCGCGGCGACGTTGCACCACTGGTCGGTGAGCGCGGCCAGGATCGGCGCCTGTAGATCGGCCGACTTGTTCGGTGCGTAGCGGCGGGCGGAGAGTGTGGTCATTTGCTCGGTCTCGTCTTCACGACGATGATCACGCCAGGATGTGGCTACTCAGCCGCCTGTTGATGATGGTGAGGCAGATGGCCAAGTTTCCCGATGGCGTATGGATCGGTCACGGGCAAGCCCTCAAGCGCGCGCCATTTCGCCCATAGATCGGCCAGAAACATTTTGACCATGTAGCGGATGGCAGCATTTTTGATCCGACCGGGAGTCCACACATTTCGGAGATCGTCGCCGGCCTTGTGCATCTTCTTCCATTCTCCGACCGTGATCTTGATCCTCGCCGGGTCGCTATTGATCCGATGGCGATAGCTGTCAAACGCCTCGCGCCAGGGCGAGTTAGATCGCAGGAATGAAGGCCCCATCGCGCCTAGCAGTTTCATCTTCAGCCATGGATTATATGCCGTCGAAAGCCGCGTCGCGGCGTTGCCATTCTTGTCGATGTATTCGCGGTCGATCAGATGCTCGGCTCTGCGCGACCTGCCGGCACCATCGGACCCGACGTCAAGGCCGGTGTATTTCCAGAACGATGATGCATGACGCGCCTTGGCTGGGTCTAAATATGTGATCAGTACGGCGGCTAGCGCGGGACCGATGCCGCGAACGTCGGCGAGATATTCGGTATAGATCGGAATTTTCTTGAGCGTGTGAACGAGCTGACCGAATTGAGATGTCTCCTGCGACTCCAGCCGCATATACTGATCGATCAGCATCAACTCTGTGTAGTCGGAAATCAGCTCGTCGCCGGTGAAGCCGGACTCGAGAGGGATCGTGCGGTTGCGGGCGACGCCATCCGTCAGCCGGCGATATGACGCCTTGAGCTGATCGATGATCTTCACCGCGTCAGCCGACAGTTCATCTGTAACGACGCCATCTTCGTCGACGATCTCTTCTTCGGTCTTAAGCTTGGCGCGGAAATTGGCGCAGAGGCGAAGGCCGGCCTGCATTCGCAGGGCTTGGAGATCGTATGATCCTCGGACCATCAACTTGAGAAGTCGGATATTTTCTGCTGACATTTTAATAACTCGCTTTCAGGGTCTGGGTTTCTGCTGTTCCATGGCTCGCTCTACAACTTTGGTGTTCTGTAAGTGGCTGGCTCGCTATTCTTCCGTGGGTTGCTCCGCGTCTCTGGCTCGCTATCGCTTATTGGGTTGCTTCATTAACGTGGCTCGCTGCATCAGCATGGATTGCTAAGCTGCTTTGGCTCGCTCCGATGGCTTGGGTTGCTATTTTCCTTTGGCTCGCTGCGCATCTTTGGATTTCTGGACGGAAGTGGCTCGCTGTAGTGGACTGGGTTTCTCTCACTTGCTGGCTCGCTACTGGACCTTGGCTTTCTTCAAGCGCCTGACTCGCTGACGCTTTATGGGTTACTCAGATCTCCTGGCTCGCTTCGGTGGATTGGGTTGCTAAGAATCACTGGCTCGCTGGCAGGGACTGGGTTACTCCGCAGCGGTGGCTCGCTAAAAACGATTGGATTTCTTACACTCAATGGCTCGCTTGCGAACTCTGGGTTTCTGGCGGGAGACGGCATTTCACGGCCATGAATTCTGCATCAGGCCGCCTGGACTCGCCGCGAACTCGGCACGATCGGAGGAGCGGGGGATTATAGACGACGCCACCTCCGGCATGCTGTCCCTGCTCGCGACGAGTTTCTCTGGATTTGGACCTGCCACGGGCTCCGCATTCGTTTCCTGGCTTGTGAGTTCAGGCGGCGAGATGTTGAGGGAGCCCGCAGCAGGTTTCTCGGATTTTATCTTCGGCTTGCGTAGTCTCTCGATCATCGGGTCGAGCTGCGCCGGCGTCGCCAATGCCGGTATCAGCCGTGACACGCCATAGCCCTGTCGAGATCCATCAAGGAAGCGCCAGAAACCGTTGCGAGGAAAGAACGAAACCCTGTCGGCAACGCGATATTTGATACCGTCAAGGTCGGTAACAGTGAGGCCCTTGCTCTCAAGCGCCCTGATGTTGCAAGGCACGATGGTCCGCGCAATCATTCGCCGGCTCTGGACGGAATCGATGATCAGGTTCACGGCGCCGGCCTCCTCGGATCGTTGCGAAAATCGGCCCATGCAGTGAAAGCGATATCGGGATCGTCGAATACAGCCCCGTTCGGAAGTTCGTAAACCTGCGAAATCGGTTCAAGCTCGCCTTCGACGTCTACCGAGATGCAGATGACCTGTAGGCCGGGGCACGGTAAAACGGAAAACGTTTGGCGAATGCTGCCGTCGCGAAGCGCTTCAGTTTTTACCAACTTCGATGCTAAAACTCGTTCCGAATGTAACGTCATATCGAAATTCCTTGCCTGCTGTGCCTGTCCTCGCCGTGCCACTACTTGTCCAGACTTGCCTTGCCTGCACTGCTTAGCCGAACCCGGCCTCGCCGCTACTCGCTCTGCCATGCCTCGCCTGCCTTGCCCGTCCTCTACATTCCGCTCCACGCCATTCCACGCCACGCCTGCGTTGCCGATCCGAGACCTACCTCTCCGCTCCAAACCATGCCTCGCCTGCGCTGCCACTCCAATGCCCGCCTGACCTTTCCACGCCGCGCCTCGCCTTGCCTGCATCGCCTGACCGGGCCCTGGCGTACCTTGCCAGGCCGTGCCACGCCTGCATCGCCTCTCCTCGCCGCTCGACCGATGCCGCTCCATTCCATGCCTGCATTGCCTCTCCGAGCCTTTGCTGGCCAGGCCGTGCCCTTCCTACGTCGTCGCCTCAAGCTGCTGCACTGAAGGCGACCCCGTTACTTGCTCGACCTTGCCGATGCCGTGTTCCGCGCGTGTCAACGCGATCACCTGACGGAGTTCGTCAAGCTCAGGCAGCGGGTGAAGATCGAGAATTGAAGAAATACGGTTGAGGATCGCGCCGATCAGGGCGCGTCTCTTGTCGGGATTTGCTAGGATGACCTTTGTCTGAGTGTATCCATCCGCGCCGCCATGTCTTATCGAGCATGTGGCAATCCTTCCTGTAATGTGAGTCAGATCATCCTGTTCTAGGATTTGTCGGCGTCCCTGACCTCGGCGCACTTCGCGGCCAGCTTTTCCTGCAGGGACTCGCGGGCATCGGCGCCGACGTTGGCTTTGTTGCGGATGGTCTTTTCCGATTTCCAACGAGCCTCGCCAGCATCGGCATCGGTCAAGTTGACGATCCAGATCGTGGTGGCTTCGACGTATTCCTTCTCATTCGTCGGTGTCTTGCCGGCGGCCGTGGCCGCCCCCTTTTCCGTGCCTGCCTTGGAGGGGTCAGCAGCAGTTGAGGGAGCGGCCTGGCCTGACGCATCGGACGGTCCGGGATGGGCGTCCTTCTGCGACGAAGCTGAATTGCTGGCGGGGCTGGCCCTGTCAGGGTCCTGGGTTTCCTGGGCTGAAGGGTGGGCCTGCCCCGCCTCCGACGCGTCGCCAGATTTCTCTCCGGTGGCGGCAGACGCGGCGGAATTAGATTGTTCGGTGACTTCGCCGGTTTCAGGGTCATGGTCGACCTGGTTGGCGGTCGACGCAGCGCCACTGGCGAAGTCATCCAGCGACCGGCGCATAGCCGGGCTGATGTCGCGCATCGGCGCCGGCTCCATGGTCTCGATCTCCTCGATCACCGGCATGCCGAGCATGACTTCCGGCGCATAGAGCCGAATCAGCATCGCCGCCGATCGCCAACGCAGCATGTGCTCCGGCATTGAGGTATACTTGGCGTTCTTCGTCCAGTTCTCGGCGCGCGCCATCTTCATGTCGCAGGTAACCGAGATGGTCTCGCCGGAATCCGCGAGCACGGCGCTGGCGGTGACGGCCAGAGCATCACCCTCGCCCGACGGTTTCCAGCTGATGCGGTTCTTGAATACGCCGGCCTTGTTGGCGCGCGCGATCACGTATTCGGTTTTCCAACCAGGCCGACCGCTGACGACGTAGATGTTTTGGAACACCGTGAGCGGCTCCTCGTTGAGCCGGCGCGCGATCTGATAGGCGATCAGGCAATCCGCGACCTGGCCCTTGAGATGCGGAGGCACCAGGTTCGACGAGGCGAACACCTTGGCGACGCGCTGGGCGTGCTCGAACGATGCGGGATCGGAGAAGACATCGGTGGTCGAAACGAAGTGACGTGTTGCAGGAAGGTGAACGACTTCGGCAGTTGCGGCTTCTTCGGACATAGAAAAGCTCCTTGATGTTGACGCGTCGGTTGCTACCTAAAGCGGGCTTTGGTGTCGGGGAAAATGCGGGCACCAGTGATCTGGCGTCGCCCGGATTTGACGAAGGCGCGGAGCGCTTGTTCGATCGCGGTCTGTAGCATGAACGGGCGCAATGCATTCAGATCGATGATGTTGAGATCTTCGATTTCGAATGACCACGCTTCTTGCAGGGTCGAACTGCCCGCTGCCGTCTGCGTCCGCGCCAGCTCTGACGGTTTCGCGTTGGCAGCATCGGCAGCTTGATCCGCGCGCGTCTCTTGCTCATCGGCCTTCGCCTGGGCGAGCGCGGCCTTCTCGACGTTGCCGGCCTTCACGGCTTCGGCCGCTTCGCGCTGTGCCTTGGCGGCGGCTTCGCGGGCTACGGCTTCCTCGGCCTCTCGCCTGGCCCGCTCCGCAGCGGCTTTCTTTCGCAGATATGCGGTGGCACGGGCACCGAGCATTGCCTGGGCCTTGTCGGCGCGCGCCATGAAGCCCTTGAAGAAACCATCGATCACGCGCTTGGCTTCAAGATGCGGTCTGCCGGTATCGTCGCGTAAGGCGTCGCAACGCTTCGAGGCCGAGCCAAGTTTTACGGCCAGTGCATTGACCGTTTCCATATCCAGATCATCTTCGATCACCAGCGGAGACTCGGCGGCTGCCTTCTCCAGCTCGGTAATGAAGGCCTCGACCTGAGGAAAATCCTTGGCGAGCTGATCGGTTGTGATCATTGCCGGACGGTTGTCGCCGGCCACTGGTGTCTTTGCAGCTACGTTCATGGCTCAAATCCTCTTAACTGCTAGGCGACGATGCTGAGAAACAGACGCCTCTTTTGGCTTGTGATTGACGGTGATGACCGGCCATGTGGCCTTCCACCCCTGGACACAAAATCCAAGCGCATCGCCGATCTTTGATTTTATCTCCGTCTCAAGTTCGGAGACGCGATCTTCCTTCTTCTTGATCTCGGCCTTGAGCGCTTCGCGCTCGTCTAGGAACATCGGCATCGCGTTATCACTTCGAAGATCGAGAATCGTTCCGTCGTCGCGGCGGAAAAGACGCTTCACCAAATCAGCATCGCGCGTCGGATCGATCGGCGGCTGCACGTTCGCGTCGAGATAATCGCGGCAGAAATCCAGGACGCATTGTCTGATCTTGGCCTCGGCGCCGGGGTTGCGTTCGACCGGGAAAACCTTCAGCTCCCACTTGAACGTATCGACGATCAGGACAGCAATCATGGCCCAGGGCGCATCGGCAAGCATCGCTTCGGTGAGCGTCTGCAGTTCGTAGGCCAGCGGAACGACGGCCTGATCGTTGTCGTCGAGCCAATGCGCCTCATACCAAGGTCGCGAAACAGTCTTGCACTGAATTATGCCGACACCTTCGCGGCCGGGGATCACGGCTGCACCGTCTGGCGTCGCGCCGAGTCGGCTCTCACGGTCGCAAAGGAAAACGCTGGCGGGCTTTATTTCCCATTGCGGAAAATGCCATTGGAGAGCGCGGAACACTGCTGGCTCGCCGATGATGCCGCGAAACATTGCATCGTTCATTTCCTGAGGCGGAGTGAGGCCCTTTTTGTCGGCCCACACCTTGGCGGCAGAGCCGAACAGGCCCTCGCCGCATACAGCCGGGACATCAGAGGCGGTGACAAAGCCGCGTCGATAATCCAGCCACGCGTCGCGGTTCTTTACCGGATCAATTGCGATTCTTTCGATCATCGCCCCGCCTCCAACTTGACATGCTTGCCGGTGACGTCGGACAGTGTCGTCGCCATCATCTGCGCCTGCCCGATAGCTCGCTTTGCGCGTTCGATCTCGCCGCGATACCGACCCGACGCGGCATGCATTTCCTGCAGGTTCTGCGTCGCGCGGGCCACCTTCACGTCTTTGATGTGGACGGCCGCCGCCAGCAGCATGTTCGCTGCGGCGAGAATGACTTCCTCGCTCTCATCGATGATCCAGACGGTACCGACGAACACCGGTTTCGTTGCCTGGTCGCAGGTCGCTTGAGCGTGCGCGACGGAAAGGATTGAGACAACGTTGTTCATCGGTCACCCCATGAAGAATCTGCGCTGTGGCAATCAGCGTCGGCGCGCAATGTGATTTCGTTGAGAACTCGAACGAGGGCCTTCTGTTTGGAAGCCGCCGGTTCGGCGATCTTTGCAGCAAGCGCATGATTGATCAGCACCAGCTTTTTCAGAACGATAACTTCAACTGGGGTGATCTCGATCACGACCTCGCCCTCCGCCGATGAATGCTGATGATTGTCGCGGAGTCCTCGGAACGCCGCGCCGGCAGCGGCTTGAAGTAGAGCGCGGCGGCAACGATGGCGTTGAAGGCTAACCATGCGGCGATGGCGGCGATCCAGATCATCACACCACCACGCCTTTCGGAGCCGTCAAACCGATCCATTTGCGAAAGGCAGTCAACGCATCGACGGCCGCCATTTGATCCGGCGCTTCTGGAACGCCAGGGACAAGCAGAGTTTCAGTACCGGGTATTTTGGTCGGTCGACCGTTCACAATCTCGGTGCGGTATCCGTGGCGAGCGCGTACTTCGATAAAATCGCGCAACACCTTCGCTGGGCCACGCGCAACTGGCAGTGCGCCATCAGGCATCGCGCGGCCGAACTCGATCAGGCCTGAGGCGTAGCAATATGCTCTCATGACAGCCACTCCCGATGTGCGACGGAACTCAGCCTACGATCTCGGACAGGCGGCAGATCCGGCACGTCGCCGTGGACCCCCTCCTGCTTCAACCGCATCCAGCCGCCGACCGTCCGCATGGCGGTTTCGTAGCCGATGCACCAGCCGATGATGCCAAGTGGTCCGCCGAAGCCGGTGGCGCCGATGGCGAGGCCGGCGTAGAACGGATGCAAGATGGCGAAGGCGATGAGGTCGGCCATCACATCGCCCTCGCCGCTTTGAGCGCCGGATACGCGCGGCTCTCAACCAGCCGCCAGAGTTTCTCGGCGGTCTCGTCGTCGCGCAGTACGAACCATCGGTAAGGATCGGTCGCGAACAGGCACCACATCGTGAAGTCGTTGGCGCCGATGACGCCAGCCTCGACGAGCTCGTGCCGGTCGATCGAGCGGAGGATGCAGAGGCGGTTGCGGAATTCTAAGCGGGTCATTGGGACACCGCTTTTTCGGCGGCTCGAAATTCGTCGCTGGTGCTCGTCTTACGCCCGGCGGCGACCATCGCGTCGTAGGCTTCGAGGGCCCTAACCGCTTTCGAGAGGGCCTTTCGGAGGTCCAGCATGTCGCCCGGGTGATGATCGTAGTCGCTTCTGCGGCGCCGCATCTTGAGACCGCCGATTTCCTCGATCATGTCCGTCGCGGAGCCGACGATGGCGACCGACAGGTGAATGAAGTTGTCGTAGGTTTCCGGAGCGATGTGAACTGTCCGACCATCGTGCTTGCGCTGGTCGCGAGCGTGATCGGCGGTTTCGTCGGCTGTGGCGGCGCGCATCTCAAATCCCCCAAACGAGGAACGAGAGCGCCGCAACCCCGGGCGCCGCGATCAGCGCCAGAAGTGTCGTGATGAGGAAGATGTGGATGTCTGAGGTGGTGGAATGCATCACGGCACCACCTGAAAGGCCGTGTCACGCACCTCGCCCCAAGCGTAGCTGTCGATCGGGCGGTAGAAGCCCGCCTTCGATAGCGCAGCCAGATAGCTGCGGAACGACTTGTCGCCCATGCCAGCAGGCCGAGCGTTGTCGAGGTAGACATCGCGCCACTCGCCCGTGGACGGCCCCTCTGCATGCTGGCAAAGGGATTCGAGGACTTCCTTGGCTTTGGAGGTCAGCTCTGGCTCGACCGCGGCAGCGCCCAGCGAGCGCAGTTTGGGTTCCGGCTCTTGCTGCCGGGTGTCATCCGAATTGAAAACCCGGAGCTGCCGGCCATCCTCGTAGGACCTCCAGGCCTGCATCGTCTTGTTGGCCTGATCGAGCAAGGCCGCTTTCGGCATCGAGCCGGCCCGCACCAGCTTGTTCTCGTCGATGAAAGCGTTGCGAACTTGCCATTCGCCGCCAGGTGCGCGGGACTGAACGTTGATCGTTGTTTCGGTGTGGGAATGCATGGGACCCTCCAAGGCGATGGAGGGAAGTTACACCTATCGAAACTTCCATGTCAAGCGGAAAGTTTAGCCTATCGAAACTTTTGCCTCGATGCGGCACCGCACCACGAATTTCGAGTTAACGGCCTCGAAAAATCGGCGACATCGATTCGCGATAGGAAAGGGGCTGCCAGAAAGGGAAACGAGCTCTCCCAACGAGTCCGGCTCGATTCTAACCAGAGGTTCCGGTGTTTGTGGAAGCGAGCCTCAAGCGAGCGCTTCCACTCCCTCTAACAGCGAGTCTGTGGATAGAGCTAATCTCTAACAGCGAGTTCGCTGGAGTAGTGGGAGGAGGTCTCAAGCGCGCCGGAGGCGCTTGCACCGCTCGGGCTGTGGAACGCTGACCCATGACCACGGGAAGTCTAAAAAAAAGTGTCAAGGGTTTCTGGGTCGTTTTCAGGCCTTGTCAAGACACGTTTTATTGTTTAAATATATCAGATAGTTACGGTACCACTTTTTTGGGGTTTGGCGGCCGTCCGGCCGATTTTGTGCACGTTGACAGCACTGATTCGGGTCCATCTCAGCGAGCCGGTCGCCACTCCGCTGCCGCCCGCTGCATGCAAATCAGCCGGGTCGGTGCGCGCGTCAAATCCACGCCTCGGGTCTGATTCGCGACCGTGACCTGGCACTCGCGCAAGTCCGCCGACTGCTGCAGCATCTGGCACGACCCCGGATCAACCTGGCCCGCGGCAACCGCACAAAGGAAAACGGCGTAAATCACGGCCTACCCTGGCTTGAGGAGCGCCTTGGCGACCTCTATGATCTGCCTGCGCTGCGCCGGTTTTGCCTGGTCCCAGATCAGCCAAATAGGCTCCGGATCAAATGGGTTGCGAACCAGCAGCGAAGCAACATCCTCTGCCTTTACGGCGTTGGCTAGAGCCTCAAGGTAATCCTGGTCATAAGGCTCCTTCCCGTTCTCCTTCATCGAAACGCGGGTCTTCGTCGTGCCCAGCTCGTCGGCGAGCTGCTGCTGCGTCATATCGTGTTTCTTCCGCCATTCCTTGAAGAACGTGCGTTTGCGCGGATGTGGGTTTCTAAACTCAATCTTTCTAGGCATTCCAATATGTTACACCTTGCAAAACACGATGTCGTTATCGAAAGCCAAAACTTTGCTTGACGGAAATGTTTCGATAAGCTTAACATCTGGCTATGAGCGAACCAAAACACCCCCTAAAAACATATCGCGAAGCCAACAAGATCACGTTGGAAAAGCTTGCCGAGAGCCTCGGCACCACCAAGGCCACCCTCTCGCAGATCGAGAACGGAAAGCGTCAGGTTAGCCTGGAACTCCTTCCGAAAATTCGCGAGGAGACCGGCATCCCCGCCAAGATGCTCCGGCCCGATCTGGCCGAGATTTTCGACGGCGATCCGGCTGAGGCCACCGCCTCATGAAGCTCATCAACTTCCTGAAATCCAACAAAACAAGCCGCGAAGACTTCGCTCTCCTGATCGGTGTTAACACCATGGCCCTCGACCGATATTTGAGCGGCGAACGCATTCCTCGGCAAACGACGATGGCGAAGATTGTCAGCATCACGCAGGGTTGCGTACAGCCGAACGACTTCTATGCGGAGGCAATAGCTGCCTTGAAGAAGCTACCCTCATGACCCTCCCCTCCGCGCAAACCTCTCCGCCAGATGCTCGAACAGCACCGCGGCCGCATTCGCCGGCTCTGAGCCATCCTCAATCATCGTCGCGACCAGCGCCTCGAAGCATCGCTCCATCACAAGAATGCGGGCTCCGGCGAGACGGCTGGCGGCTTCGTTTTCATTCGTTGCAGAGCTGAGGGTTTTCACCATGACCGTAGTCAGCATCACGACCGCGAAAAACGCAAAACCTGACGGCGAAGCAGACTTCACGAGAACCGAAGACCGGTTCGTTATTTTCAGAAAAATTGTCAGCGTTATCAAGTCCTCGTGGCCGAAAAAGACGGCCGCGCACGTCTCGTTTCTGACCGGTGTCTCGGAGCGCGCGGTGCAATTCTGGCTCGCCGGCGAAACGCGGATGACGCTCGAACACGTCGCAGCGCTGATGAAGACGGAACAGGGATATCAGATTCTCGCGGCCATCATGGGCGACCGCAAGCAGGAATGGTGGCTGGACACGATGACGGCGGCGGAGCTGCGCGCATCCCGCAAGGCACTGCGGGTTGAACAGCGGCGCAGCATCCGACTCAAGGAAATGCGCGCTCAGCGCGAAATGTACGAAGACTAATCAGTAAGCATCACAAGAGTCGTAGCCGCACGAGGCGGTTTCGGGCACCGGGTCAGCCCCGATGGTCAAGAGATTCTTCATCGGCATCGTTCTGACGTTCGCTCAGTTTTTCACTGAATGCGCGGCGCGTTGCAATGATGTTGCCGATTCTCTCTCGACCGGCGAGACCGTCGCGGAAGTCAAGAAACGCCGTAAAAATGGGGAAAACAATGACAGTGATGTTCAATGAAGTCTGGACCGAGACGCGCGTCGCAAGGCTGACCGAGCTTTGGGCCAATGGCTTCAGCTGCTCGCATATCGCTGCTGATCTCGGTTGCTTCGCACATTGCCGTGACGGCGGCCGAAGTGCGGTGGTGGGAAAAATTCACAGAATCAAGCTTCCTCATCCCGCGGGCAAGATGGCGCGAAGCGGTAGCCACACAGCGCGCACCCGGGCCCCGCGCGCTGCACCAGCGACCGCTCGCCCCTTCCTCGCCCCGCCCGCCGCCCCCCGTCTCCGCAACGGCCACGATCCCTCCCAGCGCCGCAACCCGTCGCACAACATCGTCGCCGCGATCGCGATTGCCGGGACGGAGCCGGGGTTGCCGGAAAATCTCAAGGGCGAAGAACCGGATGGGACTGGCATGAAGTTTATCGATCTGCAGGCAGACAGCTGTCGTTGGCCGCGCGGAACGCCGGGAAACCCAGACTTCGAGTTCTGTGGCGGCCACGCGCTCGTCGACAGTCCATATTGCTCGCGTCATTCGCGGATCGCTTATGCCGCGCCGCAAGCGCGAGTTCGGCAAGATAAATGGGCGTTGCTGGGCGCTGATCTCAAATCCTGATCTCAAATCCTGTTCTCAACCAGAAGGAGTCCTCCATGGCAAAGAAGAAAGACAAGGCGGCATCACCGGCGCCGAAGACGACGATCGAAAGCATGAGCGATGATCAGTTGTACAGTCTTACCGAAACTCACCGCCAGAAATACGAGCTGGTGCTTGAGGCCAAGAACAAGGCCAACAAGGCGCTGATCGACTACGGCAAGATCATCAAGTCAAACCTCGGGGCCACGGGCCTTCAGGACATCAAGGACTTGATCTCCCTCGATACGCCGGAAGGCGAAGCGACGATGAAGGCGGAGATGGAACGCAAGGTGCGGGTGCTCCGATGGATGGGCTGCCCGATCGGCTCCCAAGGCGCATTGTTCGCCGATGCCGATCGCACCCCGATCACAGAACGCGCCTTCAACGAAGGCAAGCGCCAGGGCCTCGCCGGCGAGCCGATCGACAATCCTCACCATCACACCACCGAGGCGCACAGATCGCACGTCGCTGGGTTTGCGTCTGGTCAGAAAACCCTTGCAACAAAGGGGTTTTCGAGGCTCGATCCCGACGTCTCCAGCGATCTCAAAAAGGCTTCCTCGATCGGATCATCGCGGCCGACGTTCGAGGTTCATTAAATAGATGGGGCACGTTACCGGGTCAATCTTCTGTCTCGATCTCGGCGTGACTTCGGGTTTCGCCCGGGGCCGGCCTGGTGACGTGCCTGTATCTGGAACGGTGCGGCTCAAGAAGCCGTCCGAAACAATCGATGTTGCGTATGCCAATCTGGATTGGTTTCTGCGCGAGGAGTTTGAGGCGCGCCGGCACGAGCTGGTGATCAAGGAAAAGATGCTATCGCTGCAGGCCTTCGCGACGATTGGAAATGCCGAGAAAACCGTCCGTGCACATGCTGCGTATCACGGGATCGTTGAATTGGTCTGCGTTCAGTACGGCATTGCTTGGGACGATGTAGCGGACTCGACGGCGAGAAAACATTTTCTGGGTCGCGCTCACATGGGGTCTCGCGATGAGACGAAGGCGGCGGTGGTCGCGCGTTGCCAGCTTCTCGGCTTGATCCCGAAAGATTGCCGCGAAGACAATCGCGCTGATGCTTGCTGCATCCATGACTGGGCCTGCGCCAACTTCGGCAGCCGTTCGGCCTCGATTTCAAATTTTGCACTGTTCGACCAAGGGGGAAAGAAACGTGCGTGAACCTCCCGCCACCTTCGCCGACATTGCCGTCGCGCTGACACTCGCCTCAGGCAAGCTGCAGCTCGATCTGGCGCAAACCAAGATCATCGCGGCACGCGTCGGGCTTTCGAAGATGGGGCTCTCGCTGGTCATCGACGGACTGGAACGCGATGCCGAGCTCGTCCACCAGGCGATAGAGCTGTTCAAGAAAATGTCCGTGGTCGAGCCGCAGGTGCGGGCCTTGCTGGCGCGTAAAGCGACGCGGCGATGGACGGATTTTGCGAGGGCGGCGGTGGTATGAAGCGAACAAAACCATTCGCCACCGAGGCCGAGCTCTGCGCAAGGTTCATCGCGGCTGTCGGCGCCGACTGGACGCCGTATGCGGAAACCGCAGGATGGGATATTTTGCTTGTCCGTAAAGCCGACGGCTTCCAAGTCGGTATCGAGGCGAAGCTCAGAATAAATGCGCATGTGATCTCGCAGGCGCTTGAGGAGTATGGCGCCTTCGCCGCTGACCGCTCCGGCCCGGATTGTCGAGCCATTTTGGTACCGGAGGAAGATGCCGGTGGTTTCGACCTGATCTGCACCTATCTCGGGATCACCATCATTCGTGTCCTTGAAAAGCAGCGCGACCACTGCGGCGGTGGTGTCGTCTACAGGTCTGCGGCTTTCTCGCCAGCCCTTCCGAAACCGCCAGATCATGCCGGCGACAACTATCGTCATTGGCACGAATGGGCGCCGGCCAGGCGCCATGAATTGCCGGATTACGTCCCCGACGTCGCGGCGGGATCACCTTCACCGATCCAACTGACGCACTGGAAAATCTGCGCCATCAAGATCGCGGTCATCCTGGAAAAGCGTGGCTTTCTCGTCCGTGGCGATTTCAAGCACGTCAATATCGATCATCGTCGATGGCTGCCGTCGGGTGCCGGATGGTTGCGGCTCGATGCCGGCCGATACCTCAGGGCACCGTACTTTCCCGATTTCAAGGCGCAGCATCCCCGCGTCTATGATGAAATCGCCGCGGATTATGATAGCTGGAAGCCTGTAGTTCATCAGCCCGCGGTTCAGCAGAAGGAACTGCTTTAGCTCATGACCCGCACCGTCAACTACTCCCCCCTCCTGCTGCGCTGGATCAAGCGCGCCGCCCGCGCCGGCAGCTCCGCGGAACAGATCGCGCGGCGGTACCATCAAGAAGAGAAGTTCGTGCAGGATCTCTGCCGCCTGCACGGCATCACGATTACCGGCGTCGCGTTATCGGATCAGGTACCGGGACGGGCGCCGGCGGCGGAGCTGAGTGTCATATCGGTGCGGTTGGCGAACGAGGCCCTGACGAAGATCGAGAGGGAGGCTGGCCGCCGTGGCACGACGGCGCCGCTGCTTTGCGCGCAGCTGCTTGACATCATCGCCGCAGATGAGCTTTTCCACGCCACGCTGGACATTTAATGACGGCGAGGCGCACGAAAGAAGGAGCATTATCCGAACGCGTAGCCCGCCAGCTGCTCGGTGCGCCGACTACCTATGACGCCGAGACCGGTACACAACGCTACCAGGAAGATATCAGCCTCTCTCTCGTCACCGGCCGCCTGTTCGACCTCGAGGAAGAGGTCTCGCTCACCCACCTCGATCTCATCCGGCGCTGCAAGAAGCTCGAGAACGGTCAGGCCGAGGCATGGCTGGAACAGAACGTCACCCGGGCCGATCCGCTTCCACTACCCGCCGATTCCGCCACGGAACGCGCCCTGATCGGCATGCTGGCGTCACAGCCGGAACTGATGGCCGCGATCGAGGAAGAGGTCACGGTCGACCATTTCGGCGAGCCGATTCACAAGCAGATTTTTGCCTCGATCGCTGGTCTGCCGTTCGTCCCGGGCCATCCGGTCAGCATGCAGCAGCTTCTCGACGCCGCCGGTGGTGACGGCTTGATGCCGGTTTTTGACGGCTATACCCTCTCCCGCTACGTCGCGGTGATCATCGCCGAAGCGCCGATGGCGCCGGACGCCGCGCATCTCGCCCGCACCCTGGCCGCCCAGATCCGCTCCCAGGCCAACCGTGACGGCGACGTCGACGACGAATTCGATCTGGAACCGGAGCCGGCGCCGTTCCAGCCCACCATGGGCCTGCTGATGTGGGCGGATCGCAACCGGCCCGGCAAGCAGTACGAATACATCATCGACGATCTGATCCCGGAGCGGCAGGTTGTTGTCCTGATGGGCGACACCGGGACCGGGAAATCGTTCCTGACCACCGGCATGATGATGGCGCTGTGCCGTGCCGTACCCTTCTTTGGTCGCCGCATCCTCAAACCGCTCGGTGTCATCTGGTGCGCCTATGAGGCTGCCGAGGGTGCCAACTCCCGGATGCGGGCCTATGCCAGGCACCACGGGCTCCAGGACGGCTTCCTGCCATTCGGTGCGCTTCAGCACCCCCTTCCGCTGTGGCCGAATGAACCGAACGGCGATCTCCTGATCAAGGAGATCCAGGGCATCGTCCGGACCCAATTCAACGGTGTCCCCCTCGGCGCCATCGTGGTCGACACCTATAACGCCGCGACGCCTGGAGCCTCGGAAATCGACAGCGAGGTGGTTTCCCGGATCCGCAGCTATTTCCATCGTGCGGTCCAGGAAACCGGTGCCACACTGATCATCGTCGGTCACACCAATTCGGCCGGCAAGCACCGCGGCAACGAGCAGCTCACCAACAACGTCGACACCATCATCAAGGTGTCCTTCAAGACCCGCACCGAGGGCCGAGAGGTAATCCAGCTCAAGGACGACGCCGGCCGCGATATCCGCACCATGAAGGTCGTGAAACAGCGGGAGGGCCGGTCCGGCGCCGAGTTCGATTTTGTGCTCCGCAGCGTCGCCGACGGCACCAAGAACCAGTTCGGTAACGACCGGACGTCGTGCGTGGTCGAGGAGTTCGGCGGGGCTACGCCGGCATCCAACCCGACCGTGAAGGGGCCCAGGCTGACCCATGAACGCACCGTGATCCTGCAGGCGCTGCGCACCGCGATCGAGGAGCACGGCGAGCCGACCCCGGCACTCCTCCACCTACCGCGGTCGATCTCCCGGGTGGTCAATGCCCAGTTCTGGAAACGGATCTACCTCGAGAAAAGCCCGGATCCTGAGGCCACCGACAACACCGTCAACAAGCGCCTGCGGGACGCCAGCGGCCAGTTCCAGAACCTGGGGCTGATCGGGCGATCCAATCCATGGGTATGGCTCAGCGGAAAGGCCGCCAATGAGGACCCTCATACCGACATCGCCCAGCCCGAATTTCCGGATGTCTAAAATGTCCCATATGTCCTCTATGTCCCATGGCGAGATTAAATGATTGGAAATAAAGGAAAAAATAGACAGGGCATAAGGGACAACATCGCTATGCCTGACATGTCCCATATGTCCCCGATCGAGCGGGCGAGGCTTGCCGCGCTGGTCGAATTGGATGGCGACCCGGCACTGCGCCAGTACCTCCTCGGAGCCATGGGCTCGGCCCAATCTAGACCCTCCCGCCGTGAGCGGGAGGTCCCTGTACAGTGGAACCAAATCTGGGTTCTCAACCGCCTCGAAGAGGCCGCCGAGGTCCGCGCCATGATGCCGGCGTCAACGCGCCCGAAGGAGTTCGGTCAGGCATGGCCGGCATACGATTACGATAGAGGAGATTTGAACGCCCAGCTCGAAACATATGAGCTCGAAAAGACGCTGGCCGACCGCAACAAGGTCCGTCTCCAGCCGTCAGCCGCCCAGGTCACACGGGCGGAACAGGCTGAACGCTGGCCCTTCGAGTTCCTTTCCGACTGGCCCGAGCTGGCGCGCGCCATCGGGCTGCGCACCCTGTGGTCGGTGATGAAGGTCGATATCCGCAAGCGCTGCGAGGCCCGCGGCATCGATCACGCCGAGTTCAATGTGCAGTGGCAGGCGGCACTGGCGGTGATCACAGGACGGCTGATTGCGCGCAAGGTGCCGGTCTCATAACCGCCAGTCTTATCAGCGAGTTGAGGCTCCTATCTAATGCAAAGCGTTAACCGATTTTGAGTATGCCGGGTCATGGCTAAACGCGACGATCTGGTGAAAGCATACATCGGCGCCCTCGATGCCGGCACCTTGGTGATCCTTACCGGTTCTGGCGGAAAATCAGGCGTCTGTCCCGGACCGGCATCCGGCCAGATCCCCTTCGAAACCCTCTGGTTTGCCAAGGCTCAGCACGCCGAACTCGTTCTGGCGCAGTGCCCCGAAGGATGGGCTGATATCGCGCCGGCCGCGCTCCGCGACGAGGTCGTCAACGCCGCGGCCGCGCTCGGTGCCTCATTCCGCACCGCCGCCGAGGTCTATGCCGACGCCAAAAGGACCGTTGAGCAGATCATGGAGAACGTCGAGCGGGCGCGTATCCGAGGGGAGCTGCGCAAGATGAACGCCGACTATAAGCTTTACCGGCAAAATGAGCTGTCGTTGGGGAGAAAGCCCGTCGGCTACGGTGAGCACCTCACGTCTTTTACCCGCAGTCTTGTGGTCTTGGCTGCTACTGAACGCGAACGCCAGAAGCAGGGTTGAACAGTCGTCGTTCGCCCTAGACGATCTGCCCAAAAGAGGGCATTCTGGATGGGACAGGAAGAACAAATATACCCTCCGCAGGACCGAATCAGGAGCCGATTGATGTTCGGTTTTCGGAAATGTTCCATAAAACCGATGTCCTATTTGATGTCCTCAGTGATGTCTAATACATCTTTTTAAAATAAATATTCTTCTTTTATGCCAGATACTTACGAAAATGGGACATCCGTAAAAGCTGCCAAATGTCCCATATGTCACTTGACATTCCGAAAGTTGCGCGGCGTCTCTATGCGCGGACATACGTGATGGGCGAAATCTGCCCGCGGCCAAAGAAAAGGCCGACAAGGGAGCGAGCACCAAGCGAGCGCTCCCCAGATAGACCGGACAAGAACCGGCCAGCAGAAACTCTAAAACCTCCTTCTGAACTTCTGCTCTTTGGTGACAGCTGTGCTTCGCGCGCCTTGACGGCGCTCAGCACTACCAAGACGGAAGCACTTCCTTTGCAGAGCCATCTTAAGAATTAGGAGCGCGACGGCGTTTCGGCGCGCGCCGCCGTGGCTCGCTTATTGTCACCGCCCTCGCACGCGAGGCCTACATGACCGCCCAGATCATCCAGTTCCGTCCGCGGACAAGATCCGTCATGGACGAAAATCCAATGGTCACGGGCTACCTGGTCGGCTTGGCGATCTGTGGCCTGATGGCGGTCATGGTGATCAACAGTTTCGGCGCGCCGGCCTACGTCGCGCCCGACACGGATCCTGCCTGATGGACCTTGCAGTTTGGTACCTCGTCGTCGACCTCGCCTCGAGCGCGCTCGCGCCGTTCCAGGTGCAGCCGGCGCTGATCGGCCCCGTCACCGAGACGCAATGCCACGAAGCGCGGGACGTGATGGCACCGCTGCCGTCGGTTCTCGATGCCAGATGCCGGCGCATCATCGGCGCAATGACCTGTGGCCATCTAGAAAATTCGAGTGTCGGCACGATATGCCCGATCTTCGAGGGCGACATTACCGCGCCCGTCGGCGGGGGTCGCTGATGCCCCGCAACTTCGGTCTCCCGTCCCGCGACGAGCACCGAACACCGATCTGGCCCTTCGTCGTGTTGGCCCTGGCTGTAGCCGCATTCATTGGCCTCTGGATTTTTGACTGATGGAGACCTGCTCGGATTGGTGGATGTCGACCATGTCACCGACGAGCATGTTCCGGCCGGAATATCAGACCGGCGAGCTGGCGGACTATCTGCGCGAGAACACCGGCGTCGATCCGGCCATCCTCGCCGCGGACGTCGGGATCGGCCCGGGCCAGGTCATGGCGTATCAGCGGAAGCTGGGCCTACGGAAGATCAGCGGGAATAGGCCGCGGCGGCCGCGCGTGAGAACGAACCCAGAAGACTAGTTTTGTTCTGCAGTCAGTCAGTGGAGTGCCGATGTCGACGGATAAATTAGCATACGGCAACATTGCACCCGAAGGCTCACGTCCCGCTCCGCCCATCGCGATGGTGCTCAAAGATGGCGAGCCGCGCCCGGTTCAGGGCCGGGCATTCTTCTCAGCCAATTTTGATTTCGGCGATCGCGTCTCGATCGACAAAGGCGATCAAGTCGGCGTTGTCGTCGGGTTCTGTTTTTACCCGCGTGGCAAGCAGGTTCAAGTTTCCTGGTGGAACAACGGCACCATCGCCGAAAGCTGGCTCGACGAATGGCGGCTTGAGCTGGTCGAAAAATAATCGAGTGCGCGCAGCGGCGCGCCCTACCGCGCCCGGCGTAAGGGGCCGGAATACCCGCAAGGGGAAAAGCTGCGCAATCACTGCGGTCGCTTCCTAACCCGAAGCGGCCGCTTTCATTTTCAGCAATGGGGTTTCGATGTCAGGCGATCGCGTATCAGGCAAAGTCAAGCTGTGGGTCGATGACCGTGGCTTCGGTTTCATCGTCGCCGACACCGGCTCCGAATACTTCGTCCACCGCACCGATCTGGAAGCCCCGGGCCGCTGCAACGACGACGGCCGGCTGACGCTGGAGCCCGACGAGCGCGTCAGCTTCGAAGTCGTCGACAATCCCCGCAAGCCCAATGGCAAGAAGGCTGCACGGGTTCAGGTGGTCTGATGGCCAAAACTGACCTTCCGTTCGCGATAATAGGTTTGATGATCGTCGCTCTGACCTTCTGCGTCCCGTGGGTGCCGTTGGATGCTATCGGCATCAGCGGGACAGTCGCCTTTATTGCCAGCGTTATCTGGGCGTCTGTCTGATGTCCCGCCTGCCCGCCGAAATCGATCTCAAGCACTTCGAGACGATGTGCCAGTACCAGTTCACCGTCGAGGAGATGGCGGCGGCGCTCAAACTCTCGAAGCGCACCCTGATCCGCAAGATCAAGATCGATCCCTGGAAGACCCTTTGGGAAGACGGCGCCGCTTCCGGCCGCTCGTTCTTGAAGCGTCGCGGGTTCGAATTCGCCTCACGGGAAGACGCAGTCGGCGAGCGGGCATGGGAGCACCTGACCAAGCACGTGCTGGGCTGGAGCGACAAGGCCGCCGTCGAGCTCACCGGCAAGAATGGCGGGCCCGTACAGACCATCGACCTCAGCAAGTTGACGAATGACCAGATCGACCAGCTTGAACGCATTGCTACCGCGCTTACCGCCGCCGGCGGACTTGCTGGTGGCAATCCGGCAGGAGCGAGCGAGGCGGGAAGCTAAAACCCAGGACGGCGGCTGGCAGGCCGAGAAGGCCCGATGCGCCTCCGATATTTTGCATTGGTTCGATTCCTGGGTCTGGACTTACGACCCCCGACTGATCGGAAAGCCCGGCGGCGCATTCCTGCAGTTCAAGCTGTGGCCGCGCCAGCGCGAGATGGTAACCTGGCTGAAAGGCCGGATCGGCAATAGCGCCGAAGGCTTGATCGAAAAAAGCCGCGACGTCGGTGCAACATATATCTGCGCCGCGGTATCGCTGTGGTGCTGGCTGTATCAACCCGGTTTCAAGGCAACGTTCGGATCGCGAAGCGTCGATCTCGTCGACAAGAAAGGCAACCCGGACAGCATCTTCGAAAAGCTGCGGATAATGCTGCATCGCTTGCCTTCCGAGCTTCTGCCGGAAGGCTTCAATCGCAATCAGCACGACAGCTACATGCGGGTCGTCAATCCTGAAAATGGCGCGACGATCACCGGCGAAGGCGGCGAGAACATGGGCCGCGGCGGTCGATCGACCGTCTACTTCCTCGACGAAGCCGCGCGCGTTGCCAGCGCTGATGAAGTTGAGAAGGCGCTTTCGGGAAACACCGAATGCGTGATCTGGGTTTCGTCCGTCAACGGCATGGGCAACCTATTCGCCCGCAAGCGGCACTCGATCCTCAAACAGGAACAAATCTTCCGGCTGCACTGGCGCGATGATCCGCGCAAAACCGAGGAGTGGGCGCAAGCTAAGCAGGCCAGCTTCTCCGATCCGACGACGTGGGCCAGCGAATTCGATATCGATTACACCGCATCTGTTGAGGGTGTATGCATCCCGGCCGCATGGGTCGAGAGTGCCAAGCGGATCCAGCGGTATGAGCCTGGAATCATTGTTTCGGCGTCGGCTGTGCTCGGTGGCGACGTCGGTGCCGGCAAAGCAAAATCAGTCAGCATCGTCCGCTCCGGGTCCGTGGTTCATCCGCCGAAGTCGCGCGGCGAACCCGATACGACAGATACCGCGCTATGGATGCTCGAGATCGCGCGGCAAAGCGCGGTCAAGCGTTTGAACTTCGATGCGCCTGGTGTCGGCGCCGGCGTGTCATCGACGTTGATGAAAAACCAGATCGCGGGATTGAAGATTGCTCCGATCAATACCGGGCTTCCGCCTTCTGAGCGCATGTGGCCAGACGGTAGAACGTCCGAGGAGATGTTCGGAAATCTGAAGGCCGAGATCTGGTGGCTGTGCCGAACGGCGCTGCAACGCACGCACGAGCACATGCTCTACATCGAGGGCAAGCCCGGCGGACAGAAACATTCGCCGACTGATCTGCTGGCACTGCCGAGCGGCGACCAGGACAGCGACGCGCTTTGCCTTCAACTCTCACTTGTGAAGTGGGAGCGAAACGAAAAGGGCAAGATCGTCATCGAGAAAAAGGAAGCGCTGCGCCGGCGTGGCATCTCCAGCCCCGATCACGCCGACGCGCTGGTGCTCACCTTCGCTGAACCGGACGAGGTTCCAATGATTATCTCTCCGGAATTCGCGGCGCAGTTCGCCGCTCTCACCCGTCGCCGCTGATGTCGATCAAGTCATGGTTCCGCAGCTGGTCGGCCGAACCGGCGCCGGTCGTTTCTGCGGCCGCGTCTGAAAAGCCGAGGAACAATTCGCTCACCGTCGCCGCACTCGAAGCGGTGCTGGCCTACGTCAAGGGAGCAAAGCCGGAGCGGCGTATCCGTTCGCTGAAGCTGCCGGAGCCGGCACCTGGCGTTCTGCCTGCCGGTGCGCGCAAGATGGCGCAGGACAGCCAGATCAAGGCCGTCGCCAACTTCGGTGAATCCTACCAGTGGGACGGCTACGGCTTCATGGGCTATGCCCTGCTGTCGGATCTGGCACAGATACCGGAGTTTCGCCGGCCGTCGGAAATCATCGCGGAGGAGATGACCCGCAAGTGGATCAAGGTCATTTCCACCAGCGACGAGGACAAAACCGAGAAGATCAAGGAGATCAAGAGCGAACTGAAGCGGTTCGGCGTTCAGGAGAGCTTTCGCAAGGCCTTTGAGGACGGTGAATTTTTCGGCGTCAGCAAGATCTTCATGGACTTCGGCAACATCGATCTCATGTCACCGCTGGTGCTTGACGCCAATGTCGAAAAGGACAGCCTCAAGGCGATCCGCGTCATTGAGCCGATCTGGTGCTACCCGAACAATTACAACACCAACGATCCGACCGTGGCAGATTTCTATCGCCCGCAGTCCTGGTACGTGCTTGGAAAGGAAATTCATTCCAGCCGGTTGCTGAATTTCATTCCGCATCCGGTGAAAGACATCCTCAAGCCGGCCTATATGTTCGGCGGCATCTCGCTGACACAGCTGCTGCAGCCCTATGTCGAGAATTGGCTTCGGACCCGGCAGTCGGTTTCGAGCATCACGCACAATTTCTCGACGCCGGTGCTGCAGACCGACATGAGCCAGACGATGCTTCCCGGCGGAGCGCAGCAGCTCGCATTGCGCGGCGAGGTCTACAATACAGGACGCGATAATCTCGGCCTCTTCATCGTCGACAAGAACAAGGAAGATTTCAAGAACGTCGCGGCCCCACTCGGCAGCCTCGACAAGCTGCAGGCCCAGGCGCAGGAGCAGATGGCTTCAGTGCCGGGGATCCCGCTGGTCAAATGGTTCGGCATCCAGCCGACTGGCCTCAATGCTTCGAGCGACGGCGAAATCCGGGTGTTCTACGACTTGATTGAATCGAGGCAGGAGCGCATCGGAACACCGGAGCTGCGGACACTGCTCAACGTCATCCAGATGAGCAAATACGGGATGATCGATCCCGATATCACCTTCAAGTGGGAACCGCTCTGGTCGCTCGATGAGAAGGCACTGGCAGAGGTCCGCAAGATCGATGCTGAGACGGATTGTGCCTATGTCGATCACGGCATCCTCGATCCGCTCGAAGTTCGCACCACGGTTGCAGCCGAGGAGGATAGTCGCTACGCCTCGATCGACGTCGAGGATTTACCCGATCCGCCGGAGGAAGCCGACGAAGATGATGGCGCCGATCGCGGCGAGGACGTCCCCGGCGCCAAACTGCCTAATTCCGGCGAAAAGAAAGACGCGGCGTAAAACCGAATTGAAACATTCGGCTGCTACCAAGCGGCATGATCGATTTCACGCTTGCAGAGTTGCTGACTGGATTGGACATGAGCGATCGCGAGACAGACCAAGATTTCAGGGTTCGTATTACCGCCGCCGCTGCCGACCACCACGACAAACATCAACGCGCTGCTTTCGGGGGCGCCAGTCTGGCTGATCTAAGCATCCTGATATCTGAGGCCTACGGGCATCATCTGGATGAAGTCGGGAAGCATTATGGCGTCACCCGCTCGGAAACATCTGAAGCCGAAAAACCCAAACGAGAAAATACTTAGGCCTGTCCATCCCTCCGCAGGCCTGACCGCCGCCTATCGCCGCAAGCTCGACGCGATGATCGAGGAGATGGCCGCAAGCGTCGATTACTGGCTCTCCGCGTCATACAAGGCGAATGAACCGCTCATCGCGCAAGACGAGCTGCCGGCATCGGCCCTCAAGGCCGCCATCCGCAAGCTGACCGCGCGTTGGCAGAGGCGCTTTAACGAGGCCGCTCCGAAGCTCGCCGACTATTTCGCGACCGCTGTTGAGAAGCGGTCGTCGACCGCGCTGAAAAATATTTTGAAGGAAGCCGGGTTCACGGTCGAATTCAAGATGACGGCGGCGCAGCGCGACATCATCAACGCGACCGTCAATCAAAACGTGCAGTTGATCAAAAGCATCCCGCAACAATTTCTCGGACAAGTCGAACAGTCGGTGATGAGGTCAGTTCAAACTGGCCGAGACTTGGGCGCGCTTTCGAAAGAGTTGCAAGACCATTTCGGCGTAAGCAAGCGCAGAGCTGCCTTCATATCGCGTTCGCAAAATAATTTAGCGACTGCTGCTCTCACTCGCTCGCGACAAGTCGAGTTGGGGATCACCGAAGCGATCTGGATGCACAGCGGTGGCGGAAAAGAGCCAAGGCCCAGCCATCTCGCGGCCGGTCGATCCAAAACGAAATATGATGTCAAAGTCGGCTGGTACGATCCTGATGTAGGCAAGAACATCTTTCCAGGAGAGCTTCCTAACTGCAGGTGCGTGTCGCGCGCCGTCGTGAAGGGGTTTTCGTGATGGGCGCGATCGGCAAGAAGCTGCGCTCGATGGCTGGCGATCAACGGCGCGGATACTTGCATTGGTGCCCCGGCTGTGACGAGCCACACGGCAT